GTTGAATGCTGTTTGTGTAAATGCCTGTTTATATGTTTCCATGGTCACTGGATCTAGTTCAGCAACCATGGGCTGTTCTGTCTCTGCGAATTCTGCTACCCATGCCTCATAATGATGACGTTTGCTTAGTGCCTCTATCATGGATTTTAATTCGTGTAAACGGCCTACGGCCCTCTCTGTAATGCCGGTAGCGTCATCATGTAGTGTCTGGTGTTGAACTTTACGTTGAAATTCCTGTAACTGTGCTATCTGTTCACTCATGCGTATAATTGCCTTGCCTGCCGGATCGTGAGGAACTCCTCCGTGATCAACATGTTGTGCCATAGCAAATGCGCCTGCGGGATGAATAAAAGGATATTTAAATCTTTCTCCATCTTTGTTTTGTACGAAAATTGCCTTGATGTTTTTACGTTGGCTACGACTACCTGCGTATGTTTCATCAACTGGACGATGATGTCTAATAATAACTTCGGTAGTTCCTCTAACTGCTCTGCTGGTTTTTGTTGAACTTTTTTCAGTCCAACGTGATTCATTCATTTGTAAAGTCATGTCATCTTCCTTGGGTGCTGTAGTTGTAGCAAGATGTTGGAAATCATTTTTATCTAGATAATTTTTTGCGATATCTCTAGTATCAAACCTTAGTAATCTACGCATGGCAAACATACGCATTTCTTTTAAAAAACTGTACCAAATAGTTTTAGCTTGTTTATCTTGTCCTTCAGTAATACCTTGACTGTAATAAACTTTTAATGATCCTAGGTCAGCAAGACTGATACTAACACGGCCTAAATCTATTCCTTCTTTAATAAAGTCAAAATCAAAAAACCTTGCTTCAGCAGGGTCAATTGTAACTGCTCCAGTTTCATCGCCCATTTCTAAATTACTAAATCTAGAACGGATTTTATCGAAAAGATCTTGACTGATTATTTGAATAGCTTTCATAATTGTTATTTATTAGAAGTTGCTTATGTATATAGGCAGAGGCATTTCCCATTCATCTTCTCTTTCTTCTCTAAGTTTATCGTAAATTGCTGGATCCCAATCCTGTAATAACATGCTCATTCTAATTGCTAATAACATACCGCTGACCAAATCATCGTGTGCTGTTTCTTTAGCTTCAAAACTGATACCTTTTGCTACATATGTTTTTAATTCACTAACTAACGGTTTAGAATTTACAGCAAGGCGATTGCTTTCTATTAGGTGTTTTAACTTAGCACAGGTGCTAATTTTACTTGAATGAGTGGTATTAAAACCTTTCCTAAATCTTCGGACATGTCCTTTTTTAATAGGCTCACTGAGGAATAATCCAGGTATGCTTTCCTCTCCTATTTCATTTATGGCAACTAAAGCGGCTTCTCCAACTGTATTATTTTCTATACTGTAATAAATGTTAGGCGGTATTCCTATATGGTTAAATTTTTCTGCTATAAAATTACATAAATCTCTTAATATTCTAACCTGTCCTTGTATAGGAGTAAGGTTATGATGCCATTCGCAAACCTGGTCAAAACTAGGTAACTCTATTATTTGTATAGCAGCATAGTCTCCTCCTGTACCTAAACTAGGGTCAAGAGCTACTATATAGGTATTTTTAACATTTACTTTTTTGTACCACCTAGCTTGGCCCATTTTCATTATAGGTTCTTTACCTTCTAATTCTGCCAATTTAATACTGTTAATAAGTGTTTCATCAAATACCAAGAACTCGCAATCGTGTTCGCGACGAAATCTTTCTTCACCAATTCTACTACGTTCTGCATTCGCCCATTTTTCATCTCTATCAGGATGTTCAGTCCAGTGTGCTCTAAATGGAAAGAAACCGTTTCTTCCTAATTCTTGTTGGTTGCCAAATTCATCAAATCGCATGTTTGCTTCTTTCCAAATTAAAGCGAATTGATCTTCGTCTGAGTTAGGAGTAGATGTAATGATAGCTTTACCACCAGTGGCAAGTGTAGGTGAAATTGAAGTCCAAAATTCTGTAGCGATACCTGGTTCCACGAAGGCAAACTCATCAGCATATAGCAATGACAAGCTCATACCACGACCAGTTGTTTCTGTAGTCGTTTGAGCAACTATTCGTGATCCATTATCAAATTCTAGACTTTGTTTGTTATAACTGGTAACACCGCAGCGGATATGATCAGGGCATAATTCATAGGCATATCTAATACGCTGCATAATCTCTTGAGCACCTGTATATTTGTGTGCTGCTACAAGAATTGTACTATCTGGTATAAACATAGCATACCACAACAAATAACCTGCTGCTGTAGTTGTTTTTCCAGTTTGGCGGGGTAATAAATTTACATTGAATCTATGTTGATGATAACTATCTACTAATCTTTTTTGATAGTCAAAAGCTTCATAACGTAACTTACCTTTAACAGGATGTTGTATGTAGAAAAACTTGTTTAGAAAATAATGAGGGCCTTCATGAAGGTCAGCACATTTTAATAAATCTTCAATTTGGTCATTAGTAAACTTCTGCGTACTGTGTGCAGCTTTTACTAGCTTATTATCAATATTTTTTGATCCCATATTTTTATTTACTGAAAAAAATAGCCTCCTTAGAGGCTATTTGACGGCTATGCCCTGGACGTTTATTCTTTTATAAAATTTTTGTATTCCCACATTAACCTATCTTCCATTGTGGCAAATGCTTTTGGACGATCGCCATCCATTCTATCACCGCCTCCAGGATGTCCGGCAGGGTCTTGATTACTCATCTTGTTGCTGTCAAATGGAGGAGCACTGTTAGGATCGCTTGGAGAATTATCCCATTCTTCTTCGGCTTTTTCTTTTTCTGCGTCGTGGTCATCCATATCATGATCACCGTCGTCGTCTACATCTCCGTGTGCCTTGTTAACACCATCTTGACCGTCCTGGTCTGGTCCTTCTGGTTCTTCACCATTATCATCACCGTCCATAGGATTCAGTTTATCTATAACTGATCTCATAGAATCAGCAGGACTTACAGGTGTATCTGGACCAGTTTCTGGCTCAGCAGGGGGTGGCATACTTGCCATAGGTGCGGGCATAGACATAGCGGTATCTGATTTCATACCTGCTAAACTTACTATGTCCTTAAGCAAATTGCCTAATTCATCTGCGCTGCCTGCGGTCATGTTGATACTGGCAGGAGTAGACGGTCTCATTGCGTCCATGTGCATTTCGGGCATCATTCCACATTCGTCAACTTGTGCCTCAGAAACATTTTGTTTATTTAAAATAGGCACATCACTTACAACACGGGGATTTTGCGCATCTAGTTCGGCTAGTCTTTTTAATACATCTATCATTTGCATGATTATTTCCTTAGATCTTGTGCTTGAAATTTTAGTAGACTTTCTTGTTTTTCATCTTTGTCAGTACTAAATTTTGCGGCACCTTCGGTTGGAATCTGCTCGCCTCTAGCCTTGCGTTCTAGTTTAAGCAAATCGTTGAGTTCTTTTACAAATCCTGAATTATATTTGTCACCATAAAAATCTTCAAACTTTGCATTTGGAGATTCTTTGTAATCAGGATCATTTAATAGAGCACCTTCTCGCTTTGGTTCAATGTTTTGATATTCTTCTGTAGGTTCGCCCGGTCTTTTTACAACCACATGACCTCTGCCAACTTTTAATTCGCTAGCAATGTATTCAGTTAGTTCATGCTGTGTAGTAGGGTAATCTAAACTTACTTCATATATACTTACTTCAACATTTTTAAGTTGAGGGAAATCTAATGGAAGTTGTTGAATAGGAGTCTTTGCGGTTTTTTTGAATCCGCTCAATGACCATTTGTCTAATAATGACTTTAAATGAGTCTCTTGATCACCGGTCATTTCACAGGCAACCTTGACCTTAAAATCATATTGCTTTTTAGATTCAGCGAGATGTTCTTTAAATGATTTCATAGTGTATTATTTATTAAGATTTTTAAGTTTTTCTAGAATGCTATTACGATCAGTAAGAATATAACCTTCGCCTTCAATAGCATCTTCTTTACCATTCTTTTTATCTATGGCTAACTTTTTTATTTGAAGATCAATCATTTTAAGTTTTTTGTCAATCTTATTAGTTTTCGCTGTAATAGCTGCGTTCATCATTTGAGCGGCTACTTCAAACATACGGGCCCCATACCTTGCTTCTACATTCATACCTAAATCCATTAAATCATCATATGCTTGTTCTGCTTTGTTAGCAAGGGCATCCAGTTCGGCATCGCTTATATCGCCCAGTCCTTTCACCCTAGGCAAAGCAGCACTAATTTTGTCAAATTCTTCTAATTTGTCCTGGAGATTAATAACCGGAATTTGAACAGTAGAAGGTTTCTCTAGTTCTTCGGGCGCATCTATATTAAATAATTCTTCTAATTTTTTTGTCATAAAATTACTTATTTTCTTTTTCTTGGATTATGGAAAATATCACCTTCGTTAATCACTCTAAATTTAATTCCTTGATTATAGCACCAAGCAGAGGCTGCTTGCCATTTAGCCATATTCTTTACATACTGTGCCTGATCATAGGGATTTTTTCCAACTTTTTCTTTTAGGGTTTGTTTAGCTGGTTTTATTTCAACTAATTCTACATGTTTTTTTTGATTTTTATCTATGTAGTGTATTAAAAAATCAGGTACATAAACTGTTTGTTTTCCTGTAAGCGGATCTCTATAAGGTATTTTCACAGTTTCACTAGCCCATTGTTGAATACTAGGATTATGATCGCAGAAACTCATAAAAGTATATTCCCAGCTAGACCTGTAAGTAGGCATTTTATTGCCCATATATTTTTCAGGGTTAGATAGCTTATAAATTCCCTGGCTGTATTTTAAACTCATGGAAGAATGTTTCGAGATATTTCCGCATTTGTTCTGTTAACTAATGAATATCCTAAGAAACTAGTTTTATATCTATTAAAGTTTATGATTTCAGCAACAAGGGCACTAATTTCAACACTAGATAATCCTTTTAAACTATCTAATATCTCTAAAGGGTTGTATCCATCCTTTTTGGCTTGTTTAATAATTGTTATAGCAACAGATTCTGCTGAAACTTCATCAAACCCTTTACCGGTAAAAAAGGCTTTTGTAGCATTATATACACTTGAATAAATTTCAATAGGCTTATCATAGTAAGTATCATAAACTTGAAAAATATCTGTTTTACTATTCTGCGATACAGATGCGGGCAAATTAGAATAAGTTACATTTGCCATTAAGGTCCTCCGCCTGTTAAATTAGAAGGTTTAGCTACAGTTAATTGATTTATACTATTATTTTTATGAGCGAAAATATTTACTCCAACATTACCTAAGGTGCCAAATCCTGATTGCTGTAAACCGCTTTGAACAGCTTGGCTTACACCATCTGGCTGACTCAACTGCGATCTGCCTGCAGTGGCCATGCCCGATAATGCACTATTAAGAATACTATACCCTTCAGTGGCTAACCCTGCCCTACTAATATTTCTAACTCCTTGCGCTAAGTTTCTGGATTGTAGAGCAACACCTAATAAATCTAAAGGATTACCCGATTGTAAAGCTCTACTAAAAGTTCCATTCTCTCCAAAAATCTGGGAAGCACCGGATATAATACCATTATCACCAAATAACGTTCCAGGTATACCACCTGACACACTTAACGGACTTGGAGCAGTATCATAATAAATGGGTGTAAATCCAACAGGGTCTGAATTTTTTACTATTTTACCCTTTCTGTAATTTACTGCCTCATATACAATATTCATTCTATTAGTTAATGGTTTTCCACTATCTTCACTATTAAGCTGATCGTGAGTCCATTCTGAAATTTTTGGATTTAGTAAAGTAACCTGTGTGAAGTCCTGTGGGCCTTTACCCTTGTGTAAAACATAGATATCTATCTTGTTAAAAAACGGTTGATTTTGATAATTGTCGAATCCATAGGGATAATCTTTATCCCCGTATTTTGTATCTTCATATTGAGGAGGTTTTGATTTGCCACCGGATACTTCTCCAAATACACTATCTGTGAAATAATATTGATAATAATTTTTCCAAAGGTCGGTTGTTATATCGCTATTATCGTCATGAAATTCTAGAACTACTGTACTGTATGTAAGTTTAGTATGTACCGCAGTTCTTCTGTTATATTGATTAAGAGTTTCTGTTTGAATAAGAAATTTAGGAAGGTCTACCTTTTTAACTAACAGGCCAACATCTTTTATACCACGATTTAACCATTGAGTATCCCTTACAGCATTTCTATTAATATCGAATACTACAAAAAATAGAAAACCAAATTTTGGTGCTCTTGCGTAAGTGTTTTTTACAAATAGTCTATCTGCATGTTGATAATCTTTTAGATCAGCATTCGATCCAAAAATACCGCTAGCAACACTACCTAAAAAGTTTGTGAAAGCATTTGACATGTTAATATTTATAAGAATAAAAAAGCCCGACATATGCCGGGCTTTGAGTGGGTAGATATTTATTAACCGCCTAACGCTAATGTGCGAACTGTTCTACCTATATCTTGACCTAATCCAGTTCTATCACCGCCTGGCCTATTCAATTGTATAGCATTATCATATGTAATTGTTAGAGCGATGTCCATTGGTTCATTATTTGTATAATCACCGCCTTGGTATGTAGCTCCTTTTAGGAAGCAACCTAAAAATTCAAAACTTTCAAGGCTCGTTGGTTCATAGGCGCCGTTACCACCGTCTAATATCTCAACTCTCATTCTAAACTTGTAATCTATACCGCTAGCAGCACCGCTTTGTTCAAAGAAATCAAATTGCTTTTGAAGTTGCTCGCCAACCTTACGAGTTACAGCGCCTGTGACATCATCACGCAGAGTTAATTTAGCATCAGCAAAAGAATGACGACCAGCTAACTTCACTGTGCTATTATAAACTGATAATTTAATTTCGTCGAATGTTATTTCTGGTCTAGTAACATTCATAACCTGCTTGGTTAATTCAGTTGTAGGCGTACCTGCTACACCAAAGTTATCTAAAGTAACTCTAAAACGATATCTTAGTTTTGGCATCAACAGACCTTGCGTTGCCGCACTCTGATCTGTTGATAAAGGTACTGTGAATCTATTTAAACTTGCGATTGGCATTCAAATGCTCCTTGTTCTTATTATTTACCTATTATACTCCGGCAGCAATTTCACCAGTATTTTTAATACGTAATGGGATGTAGATGAACTCTACTGCCTTAACTGGTTCAATAGCAATATCCATATGTAACTCAGAGCGATCAATTCTTTCACGAGTATTGTTTGTTGAGTCACAGACTACAATGAAGTCATACAATGCTCTTTGTCCTACTAGTTCAATAAGCAGACTTTCAGCTGCGCCTTTTATCTCACGACGTGTCTGCTCGTCATTAGGTTCAAACAAGAAAGGTTTGGCTAAAACAGCCAATTGCCTACGCAGATATGCTACCAATCTAGCAACATTAATTCTATCTAAAGCACTAGCGGCATTAGAACGAGTTTGTTGACCAAAGTTTACTAAACCAATTCCCGGTAATGTTGAAATTGGATTAATTGCTACTCTAGTAATAGGATCTTGCATTACATTACGTAGACCTTCGTATAAGGCTACTGTTTGATAATCACCGTTACTGTCTAGATAACCTACAGAGCTAGCATTGTCAATTACACCTCTGCGTAGTCCGGCAGGAGCGAACCATTGATAACTTTTAGCATCACTGGTAATAATAGTTCTTAACATCATATGGCTCGGAGGAACAACTACATTGTCTCCTCTGTTATCAGTTGTTAAACCACTAGGATAAAATAACGCTAGATATTCGTTTCTAGTAACTGCTCCATCCTCTCCATTATCAGTAGCGTTGTTAGCATTGGTGCCCCAATCTTTTAGAGCGCTAGCTGTAGGAGCCAAACGCATCGGAGTATCACCAATTACAAAAGCTGTTTGACCTCTATCGTTATTAAATGCCACCATGTCGGCAACTACTTCAGGATAACCTGGACATGCAATTAGATTGAATACTAAAGTATCAGTATCTCTAACAGTTGTGTTAGTATTAATATAAGATTTTAATGAGCTAACAACTAGAGATCTCTGAGCGAATCTACCAAATGCTCCTGAACCATCTAAATTATTAGGTGTTACACAAGTCCAACGATCTGGATTGTAAGCACTCATACTCACTGAGCCCATTCTATCGTTGGTATCAGTAACATCTACGTAATTTGTCACATATTTTTTAACAGTGTAACCGCTTCTACGCAGATTCCATAGCTTTGTACCCTTAGGATATAAATCAGGATCTGGAGCATCGAAGTCTAAGAAATCGCTAGTCAATAAATCTACTATTGTTCCTTCTGGAGCAGTAGAAGAAGTACCGCCAGTAGTTCCTGATCTGGCGTTAGCGAAAACCCAACCATTGGGACTGTTATTATCGGTGACGTCTTGTAATACCCATGTGCTACCATCATGAACATACACATCAAGACCGTAACGATCTATGTCTGCTGTGCTTATCCAGATGTCGCCTTCTACCAGTGCCGAACTTCCATCTTGTTGAGTAGTAGGTTCTGTTGCGCTAATTATAGGCCCCATTGAATCTGTACCATTTGAATAATACGGACTTGTAGAAGATTTATAACCTACCCAAGTTGAACCATCGTGTATCATAATATCAACTTCATCTAGGTTAGAATCAAACCATAATGTACCATTGGCAGGATTAGTCACTGGGGCGTCAGGTCTTGCCTCATATGATAAAGGTTTCCAATTGGTTGCTATAAAATCATAACCGTCGTTTAATGGCGCTGTATATAAGTTAACTGTACCAGTCTGTGTAGCCACATTAAATGCTGTTAAACCAATAACACTTAACGGAGATCCTGTACCATCTAACAGTTCAAAATCACCGCCCGCATCATGAATAAATGTAACTTTCTTGGTAGCCGCATCATATGTAGCACTTACATGAGTTAAACCAGCAGCACTGACAGCAGCAGGAATTTGGCTTGCCGCGCTAGTGGTTGTGTTACTAAGTGTAATCGTTGATGCTGAACTCCATGAATTACTACCTGCTAGAGTTTCTCTGATTTGGAAGTTCCATGATCCTATAGGATTTGAAGTACTTGCCTCACTGACTACTCTTGTTACATTAGAACTATTTCTACGCCACAATTTAAAGGTAGCCTCAACATCGGTTTGATGGTCATAACTACTTTCTATATATACTGTGCCTACAGGAATGTTTAGTCCACCGTCTACACTATCTAGTTTGTAAATTGCCGCAAGGTTCGAATCGTAAATCGAAGCAGGAACTGTTCCCCAGGTTTTTGTAGATCCATTATAAGTTTTAACTGACCAATTGGCACCTTTACCTGGGCTGGTAGTTTTAATCCACACGCTACCAGTTACTGCGCTACTGCCTGTAGCAGTTGTAAAATCAGGATATGAAGTGTGAGGAGCTACAACTACTTCTTTGGTTGTACTATCAAAACCGTTTTTTACTAATATCCAAGAATTTGTGCTGTCTTTAAAATATAGTTTGTTTTCATTATCACTTGTGACAACCATAGCATAGTCGCCCTTACTACCGAAACTAGTAAGTGGCACCAGTGATCCATTGGCTGCAGTGCTATAATTTGTATCATCAACTAATTTAGGAGTCTTTTGAGTAAATGCGCCTTTACCGCTATTGGCAGAAGCATCCCATTCAAATACACCAAATAAACTATCATCAGTATCTACCCAATATGTTCCGCCTACTGGATCACCATCTGGAGCACTGCTGGAAGGAGCTATTTGACCTAGGTTAACGTCTGCTCTGGCAACATAAGCACGAGAAGTTACACCTAATGTGCTGTAAGCGGCCTGTAATCCATATTCATTTAATTCGCTACCATTGATAGAGCTGCCATTGCTATCTTTTTCAAAGAATGGAGTGCCAAACGTGTCTGTTAAATCACGTTGACTGGTAACTAACCATACCTTACCATTGTTAGCAGTTGTTGTGCCCTGAGCGGTACTTCCGCTTGGGTTAGTTTTATCTTGTGCTGTGGCAACAAAAATAAAAGGAATTGTATTTGGTTGATTTGGAGAGTAAAAACTCTCATCAATTACTGTTACCTCTACACCTGGTGATCCTAATGCCATTATAACTCTCCTCAAAGGACTTCTTTGAATTATTTAGCGGAAAGTTTTAAATTCACCATTGTTAAATACACTGAAAAGGGCACAGAAAAGGGCGCGAATGAGAAAGTTATGTAAAGTTTGTCAGCAAAGACCGGTGGCTATAAATTATTATAAAGGTAGTAAACTATTCTACAGGTCGAAATGTGATCATTGTGCTCGTGGATATACCTCACTTAGACCCTTATGGGCTCAACATGGTTATAAACAAAAGAATGTATGCGACAAATGCGGTTTCTCTAGCAAGTATAAAGAACAATTTAATGTATTTCATTTAGATGGAGATCTAACAAATTGCCGTTATAATAACCTAAAGACCGTTTGTGCTAACTGTCAGCGTGTTTTACACACAGAAGGACATAAGTGGAAGCAAGGTGACTTAACACCCGACTTTTGAAGTAAAGTTATAAGATAAAGAAATTCTTTTATTAACTGAGTTATTTTTTGAAACGCAGTGAGCTATGTTACTAGGAAATATTATTAGTTTTCCCGGAATTGATTGATGTGAAATTATTTGACTATTTTTTTTGTTTACATTCTTATATGTTAAATTATACATTTCGTCAGCTGGGGTTTTGAAATAAATTATGCTGTCTGAATGAGAACAGCATTCAAGAACGTAGATAGCGCTGAGTTTATAGCCTGGATGTTTATGGAATTCTTGATAGTCATGTTTGTTATAAATGTTAAACCATGCACTAACAACGTCTAAATTTTCATCTATATCAAGTAAATTAGCATAGGTTTTCACTTCATCTCGTACCCATTTGTTCAGGTTTAGAAATTCTGTGTCATTATAACAATCGTACACACCGTCGCTGGTATTATAGGTTTTATCACTTATCCAATTTGTGCCGCCTGATTTATAATTAGTAGATATAAAAAGACAATGTTGTATTAGGTGGTCTTTAATTTGACTATGATTAGGATTAAAACTATATGATATTCTAACAGGAAAAAATTCTTCAATTTCCATATTGGCGTAGTATATCTTTGATCTGAGTGAACAAACTATCTATTGAATGATTATTATCTAAGGTATAATCTATATCTTCTCCTATCCAACTTGTTTCGCTAGCATGAATTTTTAATTCCTCCATACGCATTTTACTAATGGCCCAGCTCATGTTGGTAGGACCGGCATTAACATTTTTGGCATCTTCATACCACTCAGGGTCCGGACCTCTTTTTATTCTAATAACTTTGCCGTTTAAACTGTGAATAGCCTTAATTTCATTTTTGAAACGAACATCACTTATGACAATATTATCCTTAGTTTTTCTTAGTTTATTTTCTAAAGAAGCAATCCAAATGTCGTCGTGGAATCCTTGACGACATACTTCTGTACCCCAATGTTGCATAATCCACCTGGGTGTAAGATGGGGGATTTGTAAGCGGTCGGCCCACCATGTATCTATTTGTTCTCGCCATTCTCGGCTTTCTTTTGTTTTCCCCTCTAGTAAGGTTCTGTCCCAGCCGAAGATGTTGCTCAAAGCATCTTTAAGCGTTCCAGCAAATGAATCTCTTCTAAATCCATGAAAATTTACAAGGTAATCGGCCGCAGTGTCTTTACCGCTGCCTATGAATCCGACAAACCCTACAATCATAGTCTCTCCTAAAGATACTATAATTTATAATAGTTCAACAGTAAGGTCAATGGTTTTGTTAACCAATAACAAATGTAAGGGGAGTGGAGCCTTCTTTGTAGTTGATAAGGTCAAGCTCTAACATTTCCATTTCAGCTTTTCCTTCACCTTTTAATGCCGTGCCATTAAGTTGAGTACCGCCTTGAGGACCGGCAATGGTAGCAAACTTTTCTCTTGCTTCTCCTAGCATGACTTTACAATTAGCCAAGGCATAATCCTTTAGCCATTGCCCTGCATAGGTGTCTTGAAGTAGATTAAAATCAGGACGATAATTATACATCCAAATTAACACTTCTTCTTCTGTCCTAGGTCTCTGCATGACTGTTAACAATTTTGTAGTTTTATTAAATGTAAAATTAAGTTCACTACCGAATATTTTACCAACTAATTTTTGGTAACTAGCAAACGCATAATATGTTGCTAACCCGCCCATATGTGTAGAACTTAACAGATATGTATTGGAATATGCTAGGTTAAATGGTTCAAAGAGCGAGCCACCATCACCGCCACCTGTGCGGCTTCCTATGGAACGGCGGAAAAGTTGCCTTACATTTTCTACTTCTTTTGGCAAAATATAATCATTTTGATCGACCTGCAGAGTTATAAATCCAAAACTTTCTTCAACAGCGTTTGAACTGCGTTGACGGAATTTACTCAAAGCACGATCTATAGCCGTAGTATAATGAATAGGATCTAATTCTATATCCACCATACCGGCACCTAGCATAGCCTGTATATATTCTACTACCTTATTTCTTTCATTTTCGGTGTCAGTCATAGTGATATTTAGCAATAAATAAAGAACAGCTTCCAAGGATTTAAAATGCCCACTATAGTTCAGTTTAGAAGAGGAACTTCGAGTCAGCTTAATGGTTTCACCGGCGCCGACGGAGAATTGGTATTCGATACAACTTTAAAAACTCTTAGGTTACAAGATGGTAGTACATCAGGCGGTATTGAATTACTAAGAAAAGATCTAAATAATTTAGTTAATACAATCACAACAGTTACAAACTCTGCCACCACATTAGATACTTGGTCTACATCACAATATAGATCAGCAAACTATACAGTCACAGTTACAGATAACATAAACACACAATATGAAACCTGCGAAGTAAGCGTCATTCATGACGGAACCTTGCCTTTCATTTCAGTAGCTAATAAAAATTATACTGGCGCAAGCAGTAGAATTTCCTTTACGGCAACAATTGCCGGAGGGACATTAACATTACAAGGAATAGGAGTTAGTACTAATAATACTGTAAAGTTTATTAAGTACGCCATTCCGGTATAAAATGCCACGCTTATCACTTTATCGTCCAGAAAAAGGTCATGATTTCCGCTTTTTAGATCGTGTAATTAACGAACAATTTCAAGTAGGTGGAACAGATGTGTTTGTTCACAAATACATAGGCCCTGTCGATCCTTTAGAAGGCGAATCGAGTCCTGCTGTTCCTAATAATACAAATGCTATCCCAGAATTAGGTATTCAAGATCTAATTTTTATGGAAAATAGAGACAGAAAATACGAATCTGATGTGTATGTTATGCGTGGCATCTACACCATGCAGGATTTGGATTTTAATCTCAGTCAATTTGGTCTGTTTTTACAAAATGATTCTATATTGTTACATTTCCATTTGCGAGATTGTGTTGATAAAATACAGAGAAAATTAATGGCAGGGGATGTTATTGAACTGCCTCATCTAAAAGATGAATATGCCTTAGATGATAGTCTTGTTGCGCTTAGAAGATTTTATGTTATACAAGACGTAACTAGACCTACAAATGGATTTAGTCAAACTTGGTATCCCCATCTTTTAAGGTGTAAATGTGTTCCGTTAGTAGATAGCCAAGAATTCAAACAAATTCTAGATGGCGATAGCGGAGCAGGAGATGGTAGTAGCCTCCGTGACCTGTTAAGTGAATATAAAAAGAGTATTGAAATAAATGATCAAATAATTGCTCAGGCAGATTTAGACGCTCCATTAAGTGGTTATGATGTATCAAGTTATTATGTCATTCCTACAACTCCTGACACTGGTTTAGTAGATGTAGCAGAAGGCAGTCAAACTGATATAGACGCCAGTGTTGAACAGGCTATTCAGGATGCCTCTGTTGTGTTACATACTCCTAGGGAAAACATATACGTTAAGGCAGGGTATTTGACAGGCGATGGTATGCCTGCTAATGGCAGTGCTTATGGGTTTGGCATAACGTTTCCTACCAATGCTGTACAAGGTCAATTTTTCCTTAGGACAGATTACCTTCCTAATAGATTGTTTAGGTTTGACGGTAAACGTTGGATCAAATATGAAGATAATGTTAGAATGACTCTTAATAACTTCGGCAATCAAGATGTTGAAAGCGGAACATTTGCTGGTGCCACAGTACGACAAACACAAAAAGCCAGCTTTATTAATAATAACAACACCTCTACTATAGCAGGTGAAGTTGTTCAAGAACGTCAAGCATTAAGCAAGGCTTTAAAACCAAGGGCAGATAATTAAATGGATTATTTTTATGATGGTCAGGTAAAACGCTACCTTGCGCAGTTCATTCGCATTATGAGCAATTTTAGTTATAAGGATGCCGCTGGAAGATTGACTAGAGTACCTGTTAGATATGGTGATATGAACAGACAGGTAGCACAAATTTTAAGAAAGAAT